TCCCGCGGGCCGTCGCAGCTGATGGTCGCGACGGCCGGCGCCGGCACCACCACACCCACCGCCGGTTCCGGCACGCTCTCGAGCGGAGTGGATGGCACCACAACGATCAGCGGTTCGGTCCTCGTCGGCGCCGACACCACGCCCCGCACCGGCATGTATGCCCTGCGCGGCACCGGCGCAGCCCTGTTCGCCCTGGCTGATTGCGATGACTCCACCACTTGGGGAACGCAGCTCTCCTTCGCGCTGTCCGAAAGCATGGAAGCCGTTGCGGTCAGCCCGGCCAGCGACACCATCGCGAACATCGGTAGCACGAACACCCAAGACAATCCGTGGATGAAGCTGCTCTTCGGCGACTGGATCTACTGGCTCGACACGATCAACAACCTGACACGCCTCGTCTCGCCGCAGGCGTTCTACCTCGGCGCCAAGGTGGCGCTGGGCGTCGAGCAATCGGTTCTCAACAAAGGGCTGGCGAATGTGGTGGGGACGCAGAAGTCCTATGCCAACCAGGTCTATTCGGCGGCCGAGCTGCAGGCCTTGGCAGCGGCGCGTGTGGATCTCATCACCAACCCCGTCCCCGGCGGCGCTTATTTCGGCTTCCGCTTTGGCCGCAATACGTCGTCTGACCCTGTCCGCCACCAGGACAGCTACACGACGCTGACCAACTATATCGCCACCACGCTCAATGCCGGCGCGGGCAAGTTCGTCGGCCGGCTCCAGACGCCCACAGAAATGCGCGAGGCCGAGAGCGCCCTCGGCGCGTTCCTGGACAACATGTGGCAGGCCGGTCAGATCGGAAACGCGGCGGGGACGGTTCCCTACAGCGTCAAGGTCACGTCCGGTCAGGCAGGTTCCGGCACCCAAAAGGCGAAGGTCCTCGTCCAGTATTTCGACGTGGTCGAATACTTCCTGGTGGATCTCACCGGCGGCGCATCCGTGCAGATCGTCACCGCGGCTCAGTTCGCGGCGGCCTGATCCGACCTCCAATCACCTCATCCCGCTCATAGGAGAGCACAATGCCAGCAACTGGTTACACGATTGGCCGCGACATCTCGGTCGACATCATCAGCCGCAACGGCCCCTTGCGCTTTGCCACGCGCACTGGGTTCGAGCCGAAGCAGGAAACGACCGAGATCAAGGTCAAGGGGTCGGATGGTATCGTCCGCACTGCCTATCTCCCGGACGGGTGGACCGGGACCATCGATTTCGACCGCTTCGACGCGCGTCTCGATGATTATTTTGCCGGCGTCGAGGCCGACTATTACGCCGGCAAGGACGTGGAATCGGTTTCCATTACCGAAACCATCATCGAGAAGACGGGCGCGCTCACTCAGTATCGCTATCTTGAAGTGGCGTTGCGGTACGAAGCGGCCGGCGCGCGCGGCGATCCCGACTCGACCGTGAAGCAAAAAATTTCCTGGGCCGCCGCCCGCCGCATCAAGATCGCATAGGTGATACATGGCAAAAGTGAAGGTACATGAGACGGGCGGCGAGCCGTCCGCCAGCGCGCAGCTCATCAAAGACGCCATCCAGGAGCACACCGTCACCGACACGAAGGGGCGGAAAATCCGGCTGGTAAAGCCGTCCCCGCTCGCCCAGTTCCGCATTCTCAAGGCAATCGGTTCCGAGAATGCGATGAACGGCGCCTATGTGATGAGCATCATGCCGCTTTTGTTTGTGGCGGACATCGATGGTGAGGTCGTTCACTTCCCGGCTTCCGATGCCGAGGTGGAAGCGATCATCATGCGGCTTGGCGATGACGGCCTGGTTGCCGTCACTCAGGCGATTTCGGAGCGCTGGGGCGGCCAGGAAAGCGAGGAGCAGGCCAGGGCCGCAATAAAAAAATCGTAACGAACGGGGCCATCGAAGAGGCGCTTTGGCTGGTATTCAACCACGTTCCGTTCGACCTCGCGTTCCGCCTCGATGACACGACCCGTGCGGGATTCGCGATCCTCTTCAGCAAATTCCACGGGTCGGAGTTCGACCTTGAGACCTTCACCTTTAAAGAGCCGAAGCGATGAGCCGCCACTTCGACACCATGGAGGAGATGGGCCTGCACCTTTTGGAGCGGGCGGTCGCGTCGGCCGTTTCTTTGCACAACGGCCTGGAGCGGGTCGGCCGCAAGGTTGAAAGGACTGCCAAGAGCGAATTCGGCCATTACCAGCGAGAGGTTGAGCACTTTCCGGCGTGGCCGGAACTGGCTGAGAGCACGAAGGACGAGCGCCTTCGCCAGGGGTACACCGAGAACGACCCGTTACTGCGTTCCGGCGAATTGCGGGACAGCATCACCCACAAGACTGACGGACTTGAAGTGACGATCGGCTCGACCGATGACCGCATGCCGTATCAGGAGTTCGGAACCAAAACGATCCCGCCGCGCCCAGTGCTAGGGCCGGCCGCGTTTCGCAACAAGAAAGCCATCCAGCGCATCCTCGGCGCCGCGGCGATGGAAGGCGTGATCGGCGGCGAGATGATCCACGAAGCGCTGGGTTATGCCTTCGAGACAGGCAAGGAATGATCCAGGCCGGCGGCTACCAAACGCCGTCGGTTCATTTCATGGCCAGGAAGTCAGGCGGAGTTTTTGGCTGTCGCGAGCGACCAGACCAGCGCTCCAAACCACCCGAAAACGGTCCAGCCGAGCAACACGTCCAGAGCGATGATTGCGCCCCGATTATGATGGCGGCGGCTCAATGCGATCCATGTTGGCAACAGATAGACGCCACACACGAAAATCAGGATGATCAGAAGGTGGAAAAGACTGATACCACCCATAGTCCCCCCCCCTATACTGTCGCCATTTCCCACAGGATCCAAAAAACGACAGCGATCACGGCCAGCGATAGGACGAGCCCTACCACGCTGTAGACGAGCATCAGGATTGCCAGCATCGCTCGCTCAAAGAGCGGCAACGTTAAGACGCTTTGGGACGCCGCCCGACGGCGTTTCCGCCATTCCGGCTCCGGGTATTGCCCGATCCCGAAAATGTCCACGACCAAAGTTTGAATTCGCTCCAGCCCAGTCATGGGTGGAAGCATACCCCACCAGCCCCAAAACAACAAAAACCGAGGACGCAGCGCGTGTTCGAAGCCTATACCGTCGGCATTCGCATCTCCCTGATCAACGGGGTATCGACCGGTCTGTCGCTCATCGGGCGCCAGTTCAGGACGACGCACACCGATGTTAAGGCTTTGGAAAAGCGTCTCCTTTCCGTGCGGACGCTACTCTACACCGGCGCCGGCCTTGCCGCGGCTGGAGGCGGTATCCTGTGGGGTATCAGCAAACTGGCAAAGGCCGGGTCTGAGTACACCCGCCAGCTGTCGTTGATGAACGCCGCTGGGATGAACCAGCTGGAAATCGCGAATGCAACGGCATCGGCCTGGAAGACCAGCCGTGATGTGGTGACGAGCAACGCCACCCAGAACCTCCAAGCCATTCGTGAACTGCGCTCGGTATTCGGGCTTCACCATATGGCGGAAGCCTATTCGATCCTGCCGACGGTGCAGCGCACCAAGGCGGTCCTCGAAGCCCTAACTGGAAAGGAACAGGAGGGCGTTGCCTTCGATATGGTGAAGGCGATCGAACTACGCACGCCGGGGCTGATGACAGCCGCAAGAATGCAGCAGAACGCCGACCTGATGGCTCGTTCGCTGATGGCGATGGGCGGTACCATCAACGTCAACGACTTCCACATGGCGTTGAAGCAGGCCAAGACCTCGGCATTCCGCCTTTCGGATGCGTTCGTCTACGAATTGTTCCCGACGCTCATGCAGGAGGTCAAAACCCGCGGTGGAGGCGCCCAGTCTGCTGGCACGGCCCTGATGACGAGCTATCAGGCAGTCATCAATGGCCGGATTATGAAGTCCGCGTTGCCGGTTTGGGAGAAGATGGGCCTTATCGATCCGCGTAATGTGGTGCGGAACGCGACTGGCAGTATGCAGCTGCGGCCCGGCGCAGTGAGGCAGGCCCAGCTATTCCAAGAAAACCCGTTCCTTTGGGCCAATCAGGTGCTTGCGCCCGCCATCGCTGCCTATGCGAAAGGGAAAAACCTCAATACCGAGCAGGTGCTGGCCGGCATGTTCCGAGACCGCAACACGCAGTGGTTCTTCAACACGCTGATCAACAAAGCGGCGCAGTTCAAGCGCGACCAGGATTTGATCAAAGCGGGCGGCAGCAGCAAGGCAGTCTACGACAAGCTGGTGAAGACTAATCCGCAGCTGGCGGCAATGGCCCTCCAGGCGAAGTGGAACGAGCTGCTGTCTCAGCTTGGCTATTCGATCATGCCAAAACTACTCGAAATCACGCAGAATCTCTTGCCGATTTTGGAACGCGCAACCGATTGGGTGCGAAATAACAAGGATGCGGTAGGCTGGTGGATCGTCAAACTTGGAGAACTGAGCGTTGTAATGATCGGCCTCAGCGGCGTTGCTGTCATTGGTGCCGCCATTAACGGGTTCAAGGCCATCAAAGAGGTTCTTGTCGGAAGAGATGGTCTTATCAGCGCTGCAAGCGGAGCTACAAAGGGGCTTGGGAATGTTGCCCGCGGGCTTATCGCCTTGTCGGTTGCGACATACCTTTGGGATAAGCCACCGACCACGAAGGGGAGGTGGGGCGCCTTCTGGAATGATCCTCATTGGGTAGAGAAGCGCTTGGGGCTCTATGGTGGCCCGCATGACCAGTGGGACGACGAATGGAGCGGCAGGAAGGGCGGATCGCCCTATGTGCAGCCGCCGAAGCAGATGGGCGCGCAGGCCGTCATCCTGAACATGGACGGCAAGAAAGTCGGTGAGGGCGTGCTCGGCCACATCAATAAGGCGATGGGGCTGAACAACGACTCAGCGTCGTTCTTTGACCCCAATATCCACGTCTTGCCAGTAGCGGCGGGGGCGAACTGATGAAGCCCGATATCGTTCTGCAGCTCGGCGACGTGGCATTCGAACGCTTCGAGGTGCCGGAATCGCTGCCGTTCGGCGGCGATCAGATGCTTGCCACCAAGACATTGGTAGGCGGTGTGCGCGTCATCGATGCCATGGGGCCTGACGATCGACCTGTGGATTGGTCAGGGCTTTTTCTTGGCAAATACGCCGGGCAGCGAGCGCAGCTGCTGGATGCAATGCGCCGCGAGGGCAAGCCTCACCCGCTTTCCTGGGGGCGACACTCGTACACAGTCATCATCGGCAGCTTTGAAGCGCAGTTTCAGCGCAAGTACCAGATTCCATACCGGATCAGCTGTGTCGTTGTGGAAGACCTCGCCACGCCATCGGCCTCAGAAGCGCAGGCCAGCCTTGATGACCAGATTGAGCAGGACGTGCAGAACGCGGAAGTCAAGGGTGGCCTGATCGGAAATAAGACGCTGACCAGCATGATCAGCACGATCCGCACCGCGGTCGGTAAGGTCACGTCGTTCGTGTCGGCCACGACCAAGGAAATCCAGTCGGTTCTTGAGCCGGTGACGGCAACGCAGCAGCAGGTCCGCAGCATAATTTCCGAGTTGTCGCCTCTCGGAGACACCACGGTAGGATTGGCCGGGGTTGTTCCCTATGCCCCGTTTGGAACGTCGGCGATCAGTCTGCAGCAGAACATCGATCGGTTTGGACAGCTCGACAGCCTCTACCAGATCGATGCCTCGCTCGGCCGGATCTCGACTAATCTCTCGGCCGACGGCGTGAGCGGCAAGCTCGTCACAATGGCGGGCGGCGATCTCTACCACGTGGCGGCGGATCAATATGGCGATGCGTCGGCATGGCCCATCATCGCGCGTGCCAATGGCCTATCAGACCCCGTCCTCAAAGGCGTACAGACCCTGACCATTCCTGAGAAGCCGAATGCCTCACCCGACGGCGTGCTGTCGGCATGAAGAACACGCTTCCCGTCATGCCGACGGTGAGAAACCCGCGCGGCTTGGTGAAAATCAACGGCACGGTAATTCCCGGCTGGACCTCGGTCGAAGTGGTGAACAACACCTTCTTCCAGGCTGACACCTTCAGCGCTTCTTTCGCGGTTTCCAAGCTACCGACCGAGTTCGGCCCGGATTGGTGGTCTGATACAGACAAAATGGAATTGGAGCTGTTCATCGGCTTCCCGCCAGATCCTAAGAACTTCAGCCCGTCCGATCTCGACAGCATGATATTCGGGCTCGTCGACGGGGTAGATTGGAGCATCAATCAACAGGAGATTACGGTTTCCGGACGTGACCTGACTTCTCGGTTCCTCGACACCAAGTCCGACGAGAAGTACCCGAACCTGACGGCTTCGCAAATCGCGGCCAAGATCGCCGCCGCGCAGGGCCTAACCGCGATCGTCACAGCCACAGACACAAAGGCTGGGCGCTATTACTCGATCGACAATGTCCTGATGCAGGACAACCGGACGCAATGGGATTTGCTCTGCTATCTCGCCAGGCAGGAGAACTTCACCGTCTACGTCAAAGGAAAAGAGCTGCATTTTGAGCCGATGCCGGCCCTCGATGGCGAGCCTTATGTGATCCAGTGCGTGCTGCCTGGTCAGGATGGTGGCCCGGTGACGGGCAACTTTCAGAGATTGAACGTCTCCCGCAGCCTGACCATCGCCAAGGACATTGTGGTCAAAGTCCGCAGCTGGAATGCGCAGAAGAAAAACGCCTTCGTGCGACAGGCTAAAGCCAGCCGGAAGGGGTCGAACGGCGATCGGCAGGTGTACGTCTACGACATTCCCGGCTTGACCGCTGATCAGGCCCAGGAACGCGCCAAGCAAATGGCAGAGGAACTGTCGAAGCACGAGCGCAAAGCCTCAATCGATGGACCGGCCGACAACATCCTTCAGCGGACCGATGTGCTGAAAATCGAGGGCACGAAAACCAGCTGGGACCAGACGTATTTCATCGACTCTATCCGCCGATCACTGGACGCCAAAGGTGGCTATGATTGGTCGATCGGCGTCAAGAATCACTCTCCCGAAACCCAGGTGACGGTATGAGGGGCATCGGGCATCTACAAAACACGATGCGCCTGCAGGCCATGATGCAGCAGTCGGGCAGGGCGCAGGTGCGGTATGGCCTCGTCTCGTCGTTCGACCCGAAGCGATATTGCGCCAAGGTCAAGCTGCAGCCGTCCGGCAAGGAAACCGGCTGGTTGCCGGTGGGAACGCCGTGGGCCGGAAACGGATGGGGCTTCTTCGCCCCGCCGCCGATCGAGGCGATGGTCAAGGTCGAATTCCCGGAAGGGGTGACCGACGTCGGAGTGGTGACGACCTGTTTCTACAACGATACGGATCGCCCCCTCGAGGTCGAAGTCGGCGAAATATGGATAGTCCACCAGTCTGGCTCTTACGTGAAGCTGACCAACGACGGCAAGGTGCTATTCCACAGTGTGAGTGAGGTCGACGCGGGCAATCTCGGCCAAGCCGTGAAGAAGCTCGTGACTGACGCTTTCGTCAGCCTGTTCAACGGACACACCCACCAGGTCAAGAGCGTGCAGGCCGGTAGTGCCACGCTCATCAGCGAAAAGCCCGGCCAGCAGATGAACGACTCCCACCTCACGGCGATTTTGAAGGCAAACTGATGGCCGATCTTCGCAACATCGCAGACGTGTCCCATTGGTGGGGCAACGATTTGCAGGTCTCCGCTACGGGTGACCTGGGGCGTGCCACCGGCGTTGACCGATCGAAGCAGCGGGTGTTGCGCCGACTGCTGACGCCGACAGGGGATTACGTCATGCACACCGATTACGGCGCCGGTCTGCCGTCCTATATCGGTCGGAATTCCGATCCTGATCAGATCGAGACGCTGATATCGGGACAGATGCTCAAGGAAGCCTCTGTCACCCCGTCGCCGCGCCCTGACGTGGCGCTCCGCTCAATCACCAACGGCCTTTCCGCCTCGATCTCCTACGTCGTCGCGCCGGAAAAGGTTCCGGCGGTCCTCTCCTTCGATCTGAGCCAGTAATCCCATGAACACCAAAGGCTTCTCGACGCTCGTCCAGGGCATGGCGGCGGCTATCCAGGCCGGTGCCGCCGGTCTGGTGGACTTCACCATCGGATCCATTCTCCGGGCACTGGTGGAAGCCGTCGCCCAGGTAGCGCTTTGGCTTCAAGGCCTCGTCCTGACGCTGCTGGCCACGACTCGGGCGGCCACCTCTTCGGGCAGCGACCTCGACAGCTTCATGGCCGACTTTGGCCTAACTCGCCTGGCGGCGATCTCAGCTGCTGGCCAGATCACGCTGACGCGGTTTACGAGCTCGTCCGACGGCTTTGTTGCGGTTGGTGCACTGGTAGCAACGACCGACGGCTCGCAGCAATTCACGGTCACGGCTGATCCGGGAAATCCATTCTATTCGTCGGCGCGCGGCGGGTACGTGTTGGCGATCGGCACGGCATCGATCACAGTGACCGCAGCTGCTTCGATCGCCGGCGGCTCTGGAAACGTGGCGGCCGGCGCGATCACGATTATCGTGTCGGAGGTTCCGGGGATCGACACGGTTGCGAACGCGGCGCCGTTCACTGCGGGGCAGGACGCCGAGACGGATTCTGCCTTCCGTACCAGATTCCGCGCCTACATGCGTTCGCTGCGCACCTCGAACGATGACTCCATCGAGTACGCGATCTCCAACGTGCAGGCCGGTCTGCGTTACGCGATTGTCCGAAACAAGACCTATCCCGATCTCAGGGACGCGGCCGGCTATTTCTTCATCGTCGTCGATGACGGTTCTGGTTCTCCGGCGCAGAGCCTGCTCGATGCGGTTTTTGCGGCGGTCCTCGCTGTCCGCGCCTGTGGGGTGCAGTTTGGCGTGTTCGCGCCAAACCCAGTCACGGTGAACGTCAATTTGGCGATATCGGTGACGCCGGCGAGCGACTTCAGCGCTGCTGCCTCTGCCGTCCAAGCAGCCGTTACCGCCTATACAGGTGGGTTGATTATGCAGGAACAGAGCATTCCGATCACGCGGCTGGCTCAGGTTGCGTACGGCGCGCACTCATCGATCACCAACGTGCCAGTGGGTTCGATCACCATAAATGGGGCGGCGGCTGATCTCGCCTTGACAGCGTTCCAGGTGCCCGAAGCCGGTACAGTGACGGTGATATCGGCATGACCGGAGACCAAGCCGACATTGCGGCACGCCTTAGGCGTCTCCTTCCGAACTGGTTCGGTCAGGATGTCGGACCGACGCCGGTGCTCGATGCACTACTCGAGGGCCCGGCTTGGGCGATGTCGTTCATCTACAGCCTAATCGCCTACGCGAGGCTGCAGACCAGGCTCCTGACCATGACCGACGGTTGGCTCGACATGGCGGCCGAGGATTTTTTCGGAGACACACTGCGGCGGAAAGCGACCGAAGAAGACGATCTCTACCGGACACGCATCCGCAGCGCGCTCTTTGCTCCATCGAACACACGCGCGGCGATTTCGGAAGCGGTGCAGGCGATTGCAGGTGTTGCACCACGCATCATCGAGCCTTGGCGCCCAGATGAGACGGGCACCTGGGATGGCGGCCCATGCGCCATGTACTGGGATGTCGACAATACTGCCACGCCATTTCGCTGGACGACCGGCGGCGGCCAATTCTTTCTTGAGGTGCCGATATCGCCGCAGTCCGTCATCGGGTGGGGGGCGCTTTCAGCGTGGGACGCGAGGGCGAGTTGGGACACCTACAGCTTTGCTTTCCACGATATTTCGACGGCTCAGATCGCTGCCGCATCTGAAATCCTCGCCCAGGTGAAGAAGATCAAGGCGGAGGGCGTTTTGGCGCTGATCCGCTTCACCGGCCTTCCTGGCGCCGGCTACGCGCCGCGCTGGGATGTCGACGGATACGCCTGGGACACCGGCTCACCGCCTCGCTGGGACAGCCTCCCAGCCGCTTAACCAAAGGACCCCACAATGGACCGCTCAATTCTCTACGCCCAGGAACAGGGGCGCAGCTACGATTTCCTGTCTGTCGCGAGAGAGTTCCTGCGCGATTTCGGATTTGCGCTCGCTGACCTGCTCGGGTCTAGCGGAACGATGGCTTCAGGTTTGGCGGCCACCGCGACATCGCCGGCAAGTCTCGTGGTCAATCTCGCGGCCGGACGCGTTTATCAGTGGGCAGTGGTCGATGCGACCCAGTATGGAACCTTGGGGCAGGACTACTCCTACACGATGCAACAAGGCATTGCGGCGGCGCAGGCGTTGACGTTCAGCACGTCTAGCCTGTCGTCGGGCCAATCGTGCTATGCCCTCGTGCAGGCCAAGTTCACCCAGACCGACATCATCCCAACGGACGATCCGAACAACGGCGTTCTCCCATATTTCAACGCCAACAATCCGGCCAATCCGTTCAGTGGCCCTGGGGGCACTGGCGCGCCGCAGAACACGCGCCGCACCGGCGTCTGCTCCATTTCGATCAAATACGGCGCGCCCGCTACGACCGGAAGCCAAGTGGCGCCGAGTCCGGATGCCGGATTTGTGGGGCTCTACATCGTCAACCTGTCTTACGGCCAGACGCAGATTGCGCAGAACCAGATCGCACTTGCCCCAAACGCGCCATTTCTCGCCGGGTTGCTCAACGCGCATCACAGTGGAGGAGCGGGGCAGGCCCCAAAAGTTGATCTCACCAGCGAAGTTCAGCACATACTTCCGCTCAGCAATTTGCCGGGTTCGAGCACCCGGTCCGGCGGTGGCATCGCAGTTCGCTACACCTTTGCCGGCAATCCCAACGGGCATGTCGCCGGCACGGCGGCCGTCGCTGGCGTATCCCCTCCGGACGAATGCACCGATACGACAACCGGGGCTCTGTGGGTTTGCACCACCAGCGGAACCGCTACATCTGCGGTATGGGCAGAGCCTCTTCCTGTCGTAAATTCCAATCCCGGAACATTTGGTGACAGCACTCACGATGTAAGCGTCTCAGTTACTGCGCAAGGCCTCGTTACCGGAGCCAGTCAGTCACCGATGATCAAAGGATCAGCGTGGCTCTATTTTACGGTATCGAGCGGCAGCATTGCGTCGCGCTCGGGGTCACCACCCGATTTGGTCAACAGCCTGGCGCGCACTGGAGACGGTACTTTCACAATCGATGCGTCCAAGGTACCCGCCGGTGTCGTGCCGATCTCGATGACATGCGGAACTCCCACCGCTGGGGGCGCCGCGCGCATTCCGCTGGCACCGCCGATGCCCCTCTCTGGTACGACAACATTCACTTTCATCGACGTACAGGGCAACGCTCACGATCCGAGTTTCGCAACGATCGTGTTCGGTAAACCTGCTTAATCGGGGTTTCCTATGACTTCGACAATAGATCGCAGCATTCCCTCGCACGATGCCGCGTTGCTCGCTTCAGCCGTCCGCGCGAACCTCAACGCAGCAGCGGACGACATAGAGGCGCTGCAAAACGCCAGAGACGATGCGCTGTCCAAGAGCGCAGGTGGAACGGTCATCGGCAAGATCACCGCGTCTGGCGGCGTGGTAGGGTTGCCAGCCCCGGCGACGCCAAATGATGCGGCGAGGTTGGTGGACGTGCAGATCGGCGCATCTGGCACCATGGCGTTTACGACCAAGGCCCTGATGGATGCTGACAGCACCCATACGGGTTTTGCCAGGGTCGGCGCTGACGGAGCCAATAATGGCACCTATTATCGAGCGTCGACCGGCAGCGCCTGGGGCAGATATACCGATCCCGATATCGCCGCCGAAACCAGTCGCGCCACTATCGCCGAAACCAGCGGGGATGCGAAAATCGCGCTGGGCGTGAATACCATGACGGTAGGCGCGGCGTATGTTCCTGGCAGCGGCTTTCAGGACGGCGGTGCGACGATCACAATGCCGTCAGATCCGATCCCCGCCGGCACGGCAATCGCAATCATGGTTTATATGGGTGCCGCCGGATCCGGAAAGATCAAGTTCTACGCGCCAAACAACGATGCCTATCAAACGGTCAGGTGGTACAAGGACATTCCCGTTACGTTTGTAGCTGGCACAAACTGGTTTTACCTTAACCGAGACTATTTCGACGGAGAAATCATCGACGGATCGGTGGTCGGCGTATACAGCTCCAACGGCGCCGTCAACGCAGGACCGGCGCAGGCGTCGTCTCAATATCCCGCGCATTGGCTCATCGCAAAGCCGGGAGACGATCAGTCCGCATCGGTGATGACGTGGAAGGCATATGCCACATCGGCCGGAAGCATGGCTGTGCAGGTCGTCGTATCTGCGCGGCGTTTTCCCAAAATCGTCACCGCCCCGGACGGCGCGGGCGCCATCTACAATTCTGATTTTTCCGCTGGTGTCGACGGATGGGCTACAACAGGCCTTACGCTTGCAGCGAGCGGTGGCTTGCTGACCGCCACAGCCAATTCGGGCATGACTGGTCAGGGACCGTTCCTGTTTAAATACCTGACGATGCCAGCCGGAACGAAAATCCAGATGCGCATTAAGGGCGTTTCTGGCGGGCCCGGCGTCACCCAGTATCCATCTGTGTCAGTCGTTCTGGCGTCGGATGGCTCCGTCGTCTATCTCGATGCTTTGACCGCCGGAGGCCCATCGTACAGTTATGAGCCGGACGGATATCAGACGCTCACCTGGATCGTTAAGGACGCGGCGACGCGCGTCATCATCAAACCGAGCGGGTCCGCGACAGCGGGCGATATCACCACGATACAGCGCATCGCGATCGGCGATCTCTCCTACAATGCAAAGTCGATTGCCTCGCCGGCTGTGGCCGCGGCGAACAAGCTGGCTGATGCGTCGCGATACGCTGGCGCGGCCAACGGGATCTGGAATTTCGAAGCGGCCAGGAATATGCCGCCGGACCTCCTGCGCGGAATGGTCGAGGCGGCATCGTGCGGCAGGATGACGGTACTGTTCGACGATCTCGGCCTGCCATCGATGATGTACCGTATTCCGGCCGTGTCTCTCGGCGCACTCAACGCCGCGCTTGGCGACATGAACACGGTTCACCCAGCATTTTCAGTCAACGGTGTGCTCAGAAAGGCGCTCTATATCGGCGCCTATCAAAGCACGCTGATCTCTGGTCGCATGGTGAGCTGGCCAGGGTTGTTTGCAACAGGCGGACTGACCATCGCGCAGGCAAGGGCGGCTTGTACGGCTAAGGGCGCCGGATTCCACTTGATGTCGGCCTGGGAGCGTGCGCTCCTCGCGTTGTTGACGAAAAAGCTGTATGGCGAACCTCGAGGCAACACCTACTACGGCCGCTCCCATGTCGTCGGCTTCGAAGCCGAATGCGCGGAACGCCTCGATGGACTGTTGCCCGGGACCGATACATTTGGTCAGTGCATTCGGCACGGATCGGAACCCGATGCTTGGTCGCATAACCAACGTTCCTTCGGCATTTTCGACCTCATCGGCAACTTCTGGCAATTCGTCGACGGCTTCAAACTGATCGACGGCCAGATCTATATGCCGACCGACAACTATTTCTCCCAGGCCGAAGGATCGTGGCCCGCGACCGGAGCCTACTTCGATTTCTCTGGCCCCACCGGCAACCGTACCAGTACGATGGTCACCGGAACGACCATCTTCTCCAATGCGATTTCGACCTATGCCGAGACGCCGACACCATCGGGCGGAGGCGACAGCGCAGAATTCACCTACGCCAATCAGGATTCGTGGAAAGACGTCCCCTGTTCGGCCGGGTATGACACGTTGTCGTCGGCGCTACGCCTACGCTTGATGGCGGCGTGCATTTCACCTCGGCTCACGTCGAATGCTGCTTCGGCAATCGATCTAGCCGGCGGATTGTGGGCGCGGAATTACGGCACGCGCTACGCCATGGTCGGGGGCGCGCAAGAGTACGGCGCTCAATGCGGCCTCGGCCTGCTCGTTGCTGCCTTCGGCGCCGCGACGGGACACAGCAATATCGGTTCCCGCCTCGCTTTCATCAGCTAGCTAACTCCTATCACACGGGTGATCCATGAAACGGAAGACGCTCACCGGCGTCGTCGGCGCCGGCGCATGCGCGTTGCTGCTTGTCATCATCCCTCAATTCGAGGGCAAGCGGAACATCGGCTATCTCGACCCGGTTGGCATTGCGACCAAGTGCATGGGCGATACCTCCAACGTTGTAGTCGGCAAGGTCTACACCGACGCCGAGTGCCTGGTATCGATGGAGCGGCAGTTGATCGTCCATGGTGAGGGCGTGTTGCGGTGTACGCCGGGTCTCCATGGCCGTGATCACCAGCTCGCCGCTGCCGTGAGCCTGGCCTACAACATCGGCGCGCAGCGCTATTGCACATCGACAGTCGCCAAGCGATTCCGCGCCGGCGACCTTAAGGGTGGCTGCGCTGCCATCCCCCTCTACAACAAAGCGGGCGGCAAGGTCCTTCCGGGCCTCGTGCGCCGCCGCGCCGCTGAACGCGCTCTCTGCGAGAAAGGACTTTGACCATGGACAAGCTCAAGGCTTGGCTGCAACGGGCGAGGGCGGCGATCGCCGCGCGGCTCGTGGACGATTGGCGCCACCTGCACCGGTTCTTCTCGGTCTGGGCGGCGTCGGCCGGCGGCGCGCTACTGACCGGCTGGCAGATCATCCCCGACGACATGCGGTCCTATCTGCCGCACTGGCTCCCGGTCGCCGCCGCCTATCTTACTCTCGCGTGCGTCGTCGTCGGCGTGGCGGTGAAGCAGGATTTCACCCGTCGGCCGCCGAACGGAGGCGCCGATGCCTAAGCTGATCTGGACGGCCATCAAAGGCGGGACCGTTATCGAGTGGGTGGCGCTCGGGCTCGGCATCCTGGTGCTGCTCGGGGCCGTGTATGGGCTCGGCTATGCGGGCGGCGCGAGCATGTGTGTCACAGCGCAGGCCAAGGTCACTGCCGCTGCCGTGCCACGCGCGACCGCAGCTCAGGCGGCCCAGGACGCCAAGGACTACGACCAGGGCGTCGAGGACGGCAAAGAGTTGGGACGCCGCCAGCAGGCCGCAGACGACGCAGCGGCAGCGCTCAAGGCGCGTTCGCACGCCGCGGCAAGCGCCAACCCGCAAAAGCTGGACTGCCCGCCACAGGTCATTTCTGCGGATCTCATGGAGGGGCTGAACGATCCCAAATTGATTGGAGGCGGCCAATGATCGGCAAGACTATCGTCGTGGCGGCCTTGGCTATCATCGCCGCCGGATGCGCGGCCAACAAGCCAGATACCGTTGTCGTCAGCGGCAACGGCAAGTGCCATCCCTCGCAGGCGCTGCCGCCGGCGATTGTGATTGAGACGATCCCAGCCAAGCCCACCGATAAAGACGGGCTTTACGACCTGCTCGTCGACTCGCGAAAGGCGCTCGGCACCGCCGCCGACCAATACCGCAAGCTCTGGGATGAGTGCGTCGGCAAGGGGGTGATCGATGCGGGGGGCGATCATGTCGGAGGCAAGTGAAGCACAACTCCGCGAGCGCCTCGCCCGCCTCGAGGAGCAGATGGAGAATCAGGCGGCCCGGATGGATATCGTCCAGACTGACATCCGGGCTATCAGGTCGGCTCTGGACCAGATGAGTGGCGGCCGAAAGCTGGTGATGACCGTCTTTGCAGCGATCGGCGCGTTTGCGGCAGTCGTTGCGACCGTCACCGGGATTGCCGAGCTGGTGCGGATGCTGAGAGGGTAAGCTGCAGTTAGATTTTCGTGCTACGAGGCCTCGTCGGAAACGGCGGGGCCTTTTGCTTTGGTGGAGGGCGGCGGGAACTAATCGTAAACCTCTTCGCGGTCCCGTGCGATCTTCGTGGAAATGTAATTATCCAAGGCGTTCACGATCGCTTCGGCTTTGTCGGCACCTACCGCAGCGGTCATCACCTGCATAAGACGTTCTTTGCTTTCAACTAGGTCCGCTTCTGTGTGTGTGGCCATAACGCCCCTCGAAGGTTTCAGTGCCCTGATGATCGATTGTACGGCATCAGTCTTGAGATAATCAAATCCAGGATGGATTGGTACCGCGGCCCGACATTGCCGGACGGCTCTCTCGGCATCGCCACCGCGGTGATCCCGGAGGAAATCGAGTTCTCCCTGCCGAGAGCGCTTGCCTTGCTTGACAAGAGCAGATGGCAGCTCGGCTACACCTCACCCTTCGGTGATGAGGCGAGCGAGGGCTAGCGCTTCGCGGCGCAGGGCGGCCGGTGCCAGCATGGGATTGCCGCGCTCGACGGCGATCGACAGCGCGACGCGTTCTGCGGCGAGCCGATAGCGTTCTTCGATTTCGCCTCGGCGGATCATCTCGGAATAGGTGGTGAGGCCGATCCCGAGGGCCTTTGCCATTTCAGCTTGGGTCAGGCTCATCGACTTCCGCAGGGCTTCCAGTTCGTCGGCGGTCATTGTTTCGATACCCTCTTCCCGTTTATACTAGGGGAACCGGTGAGAGGTTGGCGCCTCCCACCGGAACCCGGGTTACCTGGAAATCGAAAGGAAAACCTTCCATTTCCAGAGCCGGACCAAGATGAGGACTTTCATCTCTTTCTCCTTGGTCTGGTGTCAGCCGAACCACCGGCTGACAGGATGAATATATACGGAAACCGTACATTTGCAATAGCGAGTGTGCGGTTTTCGTGTTTCTAACTGCATTTTTTTACGGAATTCGGGTTTGATACCAGCGCCGATTGGAATTTGCGGGGCGGGGCAGGCGATGGCAATTCCGGCGCCGTTTGATCCATTCCCAAACCAGAATCGCGAGACCCAGCCCAAAGCCAGCGATGTAGAGCAATCGCCAGATCTCATCGAAGATGTGAAGAACCGAGGCGCTCATCCCTCGCTGCTCCGCAAGTCGGCAAGGCCGACCCTGCGCCGGTCTTACAGGAGGTGGCGCGGGGTCTGAGTGCTTCGACCAATGTTCCCCGAAGCATCCGGCGGCCAGAGGTCTCCAGCCGCGGTCAGTGTAGCGCACGGCGGCGTCGAGGGCGACGGCGGGGGGAACAACAGATCGTATGGTGGGCGACGGTTGCACCCCAAAGGCTAGCGGCTGGACTCCTGTCGGTCAGTGTTCTTGTATTGTTCTTATGATCTATCCAGACGAATTCAGCCGCCACCAGCCAATGACCGAACCCGAAATGATCGCTGCCGTTAAAATGGCTGTGATGCTTAAGTTGGGGAGCTTGGGACCGGTGCATTGGCGAAAAAATACGACCTTGGAAATGCTTGTTCGATCGCACGGCGCTGAGGTCTTCGCTCGAGAAGTGGCTGAGCAGCTCATACTATCGAACAAAGTGTTGTTTCGCGGGCCGCCACAGCGTGATCACTCGATCGGCTACAGCGGCCCCCCGACGGACGGTACCTGATGTGCGGTAAGTTCACATCGCTGGCGACTTGGCGCGAGGTGCACGACTTCTCGCAGCCGCTGTCAGTCGGCGATGGCAAAGACGAGGTCATCACGTTCCGGCCCATGACGGCCCTGCCGGTGATCATCTTCGATCGAGAGGCGGGGTGCCGCCGTGTGGTGCCGATGCGCTGGGGCTTTCCACACCGGGTCGATTGGCGCCGACCGGACCCGATCCACGCGCGGTCCGAGACGATCGACCAAAAGCCAACGTTCCGCGAGGCGTTTCTCTCCGGTCAGCGCGGAATTGTCGTGATGCGGACCTTCAACGAGGGACGCGAGCTCGAAAACGGCAAAACCGAGCAGTGGACCATAGACCCGGGTGACGGCGTCCCGCGGGGCTTCGCGTTCCTCTGGCGGCGGTTCGAACTGAAGGACGTGCCGGCGCCGCTGCTGGCGTGCGTGATGGTCACGGTGCCGCCGTCAAAGCTCGTAGCGCAGATCACCGACCGGATGCCGGCGATCCTCGAAGATGCCGATTGGTCGACCTGGCTCGGAGAAACTGACGCGCCGCCGGACCGTGCGAAAGCGGTCCTGAAGACGATGGAAGGTGTCAATTGGACGATGTCCCCTGAGCCGAAGCCGCCCAAGAAGCCGAAGGCGAAACCGGCACCCGGTGCAGAAATGTCATAGCCATGGTGGGCCGCCTTACGCAGATCTTTTCATGGGAAGACGTCTGGCGGTTCGGCCAGCCGCTCACCGCCGATCCGCCGAAAGACAATCTCCGGCCCCGCTACACCCTCGCGCCGACGCAAGAGCTTCTGATCGATTCTATGAGTGGCGAAAGCCCGACATGCAGCCGTTCTATATCCCCCTCGAAAATGAACCGCCGATGGCGTTCGCCGGGCTGTGGGATAGTCGGCCGCCAAAGCGGGGCCCGGCCGTCCAAACGTGCTCGATCATCACGGCGGAGTCGAACGAGCTAGTGTCGTTAATCCATAATCGCATGCCCGTGATCTTGGCGGATGGCGATCAAGGCCAACGGCTGGGGCAAAAGGCGGTCAGCGTGGCGGACCGAAAGGCTCTGCTATGTCCGATTCCCACGGAAGAGGTAAACATCCGGCCGGTCGGTCGGCGGCGTGGCAGAGGGCGACGACGGAGCGATTTTTGAAAATTCGTATTGGGCTAGAAAAGCGCTCGTAGTCTCTCGTGGGTGGTAGAATCTATTCTGTTTCGGCCTAGTTTGCAGCTGGCTATTGGAGCGCCCCCAAAAAATGGGCCCGAGTTGAGCGCCTGCATTTCGCCGGGTATAAAAATGTCGCGGGAGTTGCAGGTCGATCGCTTATTGACGATTTGGTCAATATTCCAATGTTTTCAGAAACCTGCTGCCGTTTTTTGGAGGTGTGTAGGTTCCGTAACCCCCTGCGACAGCATCATTTTTCTAGTCTGGCTATATGGACATGTGTAGAATTGGACTATAAGGGGCAATCGGTAAGGATCGATAAAGGGCTCTGGGCGTTAAATCCCTTACAACGGGCACATTTGGGTTGTGTGCCATTGTGTGGCCGTTATCGGTCCCCATATAGGGGATTAGGACAATGGATGGAAAGGAGCGAGACATGAGCACGACGCAATGCAATGCACTCGCTATCCGTTTTGCGGACAAAGCGGCTAACGGGCTGAGAGATGTGAAGTTTTACCTGCAGAACCGTGACGAGGCTGGAGTCGAGGACGTGTGTTCCGAAGTGAACCGTCTGTACGACGCTGTCGCCGCGGGGCAAGCTGCTGCGCTCAATATGGGTGATTTCAGCTGGCGCGAGGTTCCAAGAACGCGTTGA